ACCGTCATTGCATCACCCCACCCCAGGTCAAGGACAATATGAACCAATAACATCGGGTCGTACGGCACGTTTCGGATTCTCTTTTCGCGCTTCATTGATTGAAGTTCATCGAAGAAGATAGCGCCGGGAACAGCAGCAAGGCACTCGCCCTCCCAAATATTGGCATATTCTTTCGGGTTGGTCTTCTTGTCGTGTAGCCGCTTTGCTTCCATGGTTTTGTTATGCCACGGGCTGTCTCGCCACGACATTTTAACGACAATCGCACCAGGCGGAGGGTTTGTGACAAATCGATCATAGGTTGGATCTGTTTCGAGGTAGGGATTGAACGCAATCCACAACTCTGGAGAGGTGGACGCCAACGACTCGACCTGCGGCGTCAGGTTCCCCTCTACCAAATCACGTAGAATTGTTTGAGCCATACCACTAAACATCTGTTTGACCTCTGGGAACAGCCCCTCTGGATCATCAACCGCCCGCTTCCGGTATGCCTCGTAAAGTTCTTCACGAAACGTCTCCTTACGGATCGTTGGGATTAAAATTGTCCAACTGCGCTCGGTAATTGTTTGTCCCTCTTCCACAAAACAGATATCTATCCCTTCGTATGATTTTATGGTTTCAACGGTGTGAACGCTCAAGCCAGTAAATAGAAATTCGGTCCCGTTCCTTTTCCCTTTGGTTAGACCATAAATGTGCTGCTCCAAAACTTCGTATTTTGCCCCAACACCCATTCGATGGATCTGATCTTTTAAAAGCTGGTGGACTGAGGCTTCGATTGATTTCTGGTATTCCCGAGCGCAAAGAATCCGGAGGGGCCTTGAAATACCCTGCAATATGAGCGCCCTTACAAACCCCCACGATTTCAGGCCATTGCGGCCGCCGTATGCGATCTTGTACGGCGCCGGCTGGAATAGAAATTTCAGTTTTTCAGGGAATTCAGGTGGGGTCATGGCGCTACATATACCTTTTTGATATTCTTCGGATCGGCGGCGAAACCGGCAGCCCTCCTTACCCCTCGCCACCAAAACCAAGCCCTGAGTTTGTTCATCCCGTCAGCCACTAAAACATCGTACAAAAAATCGTCTGCAATCTCTCGGCAATTATCCCCGAGATGCCCCTGCCTCATTAGCTGATACAAAGCATCGTGAACCAGAGATCCTCTCATGCTGTTTTTTGTGTCTAAAGTAGGCCCACTTGGACCGTCCCAAGCGTATCCACCACGAATTACAAGCACTCCGTTTTTAGACAGCTCAATAAACTCTGTCTTGATATCATCAATCGGTTCTATCGGGAGAATAAAGGTTTCGTTTTCTGCGAGCTGATATTTATATCCCTTTCGGTATTTCATATCTCACCCGATTTCATCCTCCGAGCCGCCCGCATCGATCGGGTTTCCAACTTACGCCCGGCACGCTGAATTTCAAGATCCCTGTGCCAGTTTGAATCAATAATTTCTGCAGAGGCCTGGTCAAAATCTTCTTTCCTGATCGCAGCCCACATCTTTTTATAACTCAATACCCCCCGTCGCCCATGGCAGTATGCCATATCGATTAAGACCGCCTGGCGCACATCAGACAAACCCTCTATTCCGTTCAGCCGCATCGATAAATCACAGACATAAACAGCATCATCGAACCGCTTTCGGAAAAGAATTTCCCAAACAGTTGATGGAAGGTTCATGCCGAGTTTGAGCAACGACCCCCAACCGCCGGTCCAGTTGCCCTTGTGATCCAGATAAATATCGTCCCGGTAAGATTCCTCTGCCTTGACCATGGCTTCTGTTTGACAATAATCAGGCAATCCTCTTCTCCATTCCGTCAACCCTCGCTTCAAGCTCTTTCAATCTTCTTCCTAACGCAAATAAAGCATCATGCGTGTACCCCGCATCAACACGGCTTATTATATCAAATAACCGCCGACTGTTATCCGCAGTGAAAATCTTCCCAGGATCGTCTCCAACTTGGTTCCCCAAAAAATCAGACATAATTCGCCTTAAAAATAGGGCCTGCTCAGACGGCAAACCCATCTCTTCCCCCTCTTAAACATCGGCTCGATAATCATCCACAAACACATCACGGACCCACCGATAAAACAGCCCCAGAACATCACGATGATAGCGTACTCAGCGATTGTCCAAATCATTTAGGCGGCCCCAGTATTACCGGGCACCATAACCCCAAAAGACAACCAATACAGAATACCAATATGCAGAGCTCTATCATTTTTCCCAATCCCTCCGCTCAAGATAAAGCCATTTTCTTGGTTGCCCCAATTTCCCATCTAATACCATGTCCCATTTCCCGTTGATGTTTTCTTCCAAGTGATAAAAAACGATGGCATTATTGAAAGAGCAAACCTTCCTTACCACCCGAAACCTGTTTTGGTTCTGGATGCATCCGAGCAGAAGAACACAAAATATGATGGTAATGATTCTTTTCATTTCTCCCAATACTCCCGGCTCAACCCTTCCCATCCAAATCCTTTAGGATCGATCCCTCTTTCCTGCAGATACATCTTAATCGCGTTGATCGGAACCGCCATATTCATCCCTGCAACTCTCTGATATACATAATAAACTTCGTCAATCGCAGCTTTCAATGGTTTATCATCGGCCTGAGAGATAGGCTTGTATGCTGCGTCACGGTATGAATAGTGTTGAAATAACGTCTTTTTCTGATCTGCCGTGATGTTCTTAATGAACCCGGAAACCCCCAAGCCTTCCCCTTCTTCAAACACAGCAGGCGGCTTGAAACTCTCTTCCTTCGCCTCTGATACGTATTCCGCCACAACCAGACCGGCATTCCTTAAAGATATGACCTTTCCCTTCTCCGGCCCCTCCAGCGCCCACACGCCCGAACCGGACGTTCCACCGATACCGATAGGCGCATCAATCCACATCGATGGTCTTAATAAATACGGATTGGCTTTGAGAGCATCGCCTTTCCAGCCTCCAGGCACTCCCTCAAGAAATGGCTGGGAGACATTCGAGACAACACCCTCAGACGTAAACTTCTGAAACCCCGAAGGATTGCCCACAGTGATGACCCTTGTTCCGTGATTGACTCTATCAGAATCACCGAGAATCGCTTTGTTGTTCTCAAACCCCGGAACCTTCGACGTTACCAGGACCGCACAGTCATAATCAGGGCTATAAACGAAAGATTTATCAACGGCCAGAGCGAATGCAGGAGAACCGTAGGTGTCTGATTCCGGCGTATATCTAATTGACGGCTCACCTGGCCCGATAATCATCATAATCTCTTTGTCTTTGGAAACATAAATCTCCGTAAACAACCCCTGCTGCGCTACATGAGCATTGGTTAGAACAAATCCGGCGTCCTGCCCGAGGACACTATATGTATTGCGGCCCCAGGTCGAGCAGTAGCCCTCCATCTTCTCCCTGACCTTGGCATTGCCGAGAAACACACCCGAAGCCTTCGACATCCACCAGGAGACCTCCAGCTTAACAATGCCGTAAGCCACATCGTTCCAAGTGGCGTGGGTAATGTCCCGCTTGATTGGCTTTTCATCCTCTTTCAGCTTTTCTTCCAGGGCTGATTTTTCCTTCTCAAGCGTCTCTTTGGATTTCTCCAATTGTTCAATCTGATCTTTCAGGCTTTTGACTTCCGATGGTTCCGGTTTATACTGTGATTTCAAATCGATATAACCGGCACACACATAAACCCTTTTCCCCTCCGGGATGGGCTTGACTTTAAGAATACCCCTGGAGTCGTATCCGGTGACGAGATTGTTTTCCTCACCCTCAACGTAAATCTTCCAGCCAAGTGTCGTTGGGTATGAAGCATCCCACCCGGAACTGAACCATAGCAGTTTGACCTCAGACTCCTCCGTGACTTCTTCTTTCGATACCGTGTAGCCCTCGGACTTGATCTTGCTCAACATCTCCCTGGCCTTGGAAATGGAGACCCCGGCAGTCTCGCTGATAGCGAGTACGTCTTTTTCGGCCTCTTTGTCCCACGGACTGATTTCCTTTTTCTCGGTTTTGTAAACCACCAACACCTTTTCAGGGTACCTTGCCCATTCAGGCACGCCAGATAACGCGCCTATGGGGACCTCAGTGCGTGACTTTGAATCATGGCCGTACATTTCCACCGATGTCAGGCTTGATTCGTACCTTTCCACCGGCTTGACTTTCTCATCCATCATCTTTTCAAGGGCTTCTCGTAGCTCTACCAGCCGCTTCTCCATGATTTCATCGAGAATAGCCCTATCAAATGGTTGATCTTTGGGCAACGGCTCGGTGTATGACACCTTGATAACAGGGATATAATGATTTATTTGAACGGATGATCTTCTCGCAGCGAGCTTTATGTCTGACTCAGATTTAGGGAGCACCGCAGACTGACCGCAGCCGACTAACACAGAAACAGCTATCAGTATCAGGAAACTTAATTGCTTCATAGCTTAGACTCCTTTGGTTTGGATTTACGGTTGGGGTGGCGGGAGACCTTTTTCAACCCTTCACCCTTCCGGTTCTTCGTCCCTTTTAGGCGCCGCTACGAACACGATAGGGATCTCTTTAATTTCGCCATCAAGATCAATCCCGCCCAAGGCCAGCTTGTCAACAAAGTCCGCTTCTGATCGCGCCAAGAGTTCAGATGCCTTGAGCCTGTCAGGCATCTTCGGCGGGATGTCCGTCACAATAGGATTGCCTTCTGTGTCAGTGCCGGTGATTGTAGGCTGCGATTCTTCTCCACGAAATACTTTC